TACAAAGTATATTTATATTTTTATTAATTTTGTATTTATGTTAAAGGAAAAAGAAAGAGCTAGAATACTGATTGATTATTATAGAACATTGATTAGGAAGGCTGATGTGTATGGTAACTTAAATCCTTATGATGAAATTGACTTAGCTAAACAGTCTGCCTTAATAGCTGTAAATGTAGTTTTAGGTTGTCCAAGAATGAATGATGATGAGCAGGTTAAGTATGAGGATGGTACTTATGCTAGGGAGTATTATGAGGTTCCTAATAAGTATTGGACGAAAGTAAAAGAAGAAATAGAGAATTATGATTAGTAAAGGAGGAGTAGATTTATCTGTCTGTGCATATTGTAAGACGCAGTTGGATGATTATAGTAGGACTGTGGATCATTTGTATCCTAAGAGTCGAGGTGGAGTATTGAGTAATGCCAATAAGGTTCCGTGTTGTGGGGATTGTAATAAGATGAAGGGGAATATGAATGTAGTGGAATTTAGTCGGGCGTTAAATGGTATGATATACTATGAGCATACAAGGCATAAGATAAGTCTCTCTCATTTAAAGAAGTTAAAATTAAATGTAGAGAAGATAATCGATGAAAGAAAAAAATAACATTGTATTTGATTTGATCCTGTTGGAAGCTGACAGGGTAATCAATAGGAGAAAGAAGGACCTGGACTTGTATTACAAGGATGGTAATGAGTATAGGAAGTTAGCTGAGACTTATAGTGCTGAAGCTGATACGTTGGTGGAGGGATTGCTTAGGAGAAAGAAGATGCGGTATATGATATCGTTTGTGGAGAGTTTGGAGTTAATGGATAGTTTGAAGCCTGCGACAAATAAGATGTTGAGGTTTTTAGTTCGGCAGATGAATTATGGTAATGTACTTAGGAACTATAGCTTAAGGGATATTCAGCAGTTAACTGATATGAGTATGCGTTATGTGATGAAGAGTATTGCTGAGTTGTGTGAGGTGGATGCCGTAAGATTTACTACTGAGAAAAATAGGAGAACGTATATGGTTAATCCTATATACTTTTACAAGGGAACTATTAAGAAGATGTTCTATTGCACCAGGGAGTATGATAGAATGCCCAGGGTTAATAGTGACATGGAGGTAGAATACGAATACACAGAATAAAATGGATTGGGGTAGCCCTGGTCGGGAGGGAGTTAGTAGCTCCCTTTTTTTATTATATTTGTATCCTGTACCTGTCATTTTTTATAAATGATAATAAGCCCCTATTTGAGTCGTAGGGGTTTTTTATTATCTTTACAAAAAAAACATTATGAAAACTGATAAGTATTATGCTTCTAATCCTAAAAAGAATGGAAGCTATGTAGACAAGGGAAGGGTAGAAGGTAGACCGCCTGCTGCTGCTGAACTTAAAGATGAAGCACCAACTTCTAAGGTTCCTTTTAAGTTGATGTATAAGAACACAAAGGATAAAAAATATTGTGATTAAAAACTAAAGCTATGGAAGAAATGAAGAACAAAGGGCAGGTATATTATACTAAGTCCAAGGGAAGCAAGGGTACTAGTTCTGTAGGCTACCCACCACGTATTGAGGATTGTGGTTGTAAAGGACAGATGCCTTTTAAAATACAGAAGAAAAATTCAAAAACTAATTTTCAAGGATAATGAAAACAGGAAAAACATTAAAAAAAGTTCTTAATGGAGGAGATCCACCAGACAAGAAAACTCCTTTTCAATCATATATGACAACTAAAGGAGCAACTGCTGCTGATACTAGCGCGGTAAAACCAAGTGATGCAAATAACATAACAGCTAATAAGCCATTACTTAAAAAAGCTTATGAGCTAACTTATGGGCAGGATTATGGAACTGTAGATTATCCACGTAAAAAAGATGAAATGACATCTAAGAGAGGCGATCATTCTGGATACAGAGATATGAATAATCCAGCTAGAAAATCTTTTGAAGCTGAGGTAGCCAAAAACAAAAAAACTAAAAAAGGCTAATCATGTTAAACAAGAAATCGGGAATTGATCCTAAGTTGATTAAGAAAGCTTACGCTAAAGCTGAAAAAATCAAAGGAAAGAAATCAACCATGGAATATGGTGGCTCAGAAGCTGAAGAGAAGTACTCTTCTAAGAAAGATAAAATGAAACACGAGAAAGGCGAGTCCAAGAAGATGGAAGCCAAAGAAAAGTTTATGTCTAAATTTAAAAAGAAGAAATCTTAATTATTAATTATAAAAACAAAAAAAAATGAGAAATTCAAAATTACAACCTAAAAAAAATGGAGGAGATGCTCCTTTGTATACTTCTGAGCAATTGTCTAAAAGAGGTAATAGCAGAGCAGAAGGCTATGAACTTAATAAGAAATTAATTAGCGAAAGCAGAAGAGGTGCTATTCAAGCAAAAGATCAAATTTCTAAAGATCGATATGCAACAAATGAAGCTAGAGCTAAATCGGCTGTTTCAGAGTATGAAAGAAAATACGCTCCAATGGACAAAATGCCATTAAATAAACCAGGTAAAATATCCGCATCTGATAATATTAAAGGAGCGACTATAAAAAACGCAATTAATGCAGCTGCTAAAAAAGGCGGTCTTTTCAAAAAGAAAGGATAATAATTAAACTTATGCGTCTTAAAGAAAAAGACGATAGAGTTACAAAGCTCGTAAAGACATCTCAATGGAAGCCTAATCACGCTGAGTTTGATTATCCAAAGGAATTTGTAGATTGGATTGACTCTATAAACTCTGGTTGGCAGAACAAGATTAAATACAGGAGCTTTGAGCTTTATTGCGAACAAGCCAGACAATGGCTAGAAGATGATACACTCATTACTGACTTCGACAATGAAGAGGATCAGTATGATTTCCTATCTCGTGAAATTACCAGATGCAACGATAACACACTTTATTTCTGTAATAAATACGGATGGATAAAAGAAGATAAGGCAGATCACGGTATGCTTAGGTATCAAGCCTGGGAAGCTCAAAGAGTTCTGCTATACTTATTCGACTGTGGATATTCTATGATGATAGGTAAGGCCCGACAGATTGGTTTTACTACGACAATGTGTCTTGCAGGAATGAAGCGAGTAAACCTCAACAAATCATACTTCATTAAATTCGTTACTCACTCAAAGGATAAGGGGATAGAAATATTTAGAGATAAAGTAAAGTGGACATACACAAAGATCCCTGATTACCTAGCTCAAGAAGTAAAGAACTGGACAGATCAAGTAATGTCCTTTGACAAGAAAGGGGATAAGAAAGGTAGAGATGACGGGGGTGCTTCGCGCTTCCAGGTAGATAGCCCGCAGGTAGATGCTATTAATGGTGGATCTCCATCAGCAGTATTTATCGATGAGATTGGTCTATTTGACATCTTTGGTGAGATGATGAGGGAAGGTAGACCTGCTTTATTTAAGTATAACCCAGAAACTAAGAAGATGACAATGCAACAGCAGTTTATCGCTTGGGGAACTGGAGGGGAAATGGATAAGGGAGGCTCTGTATTTGAGGCAGAATTTAAAATGTGTCTATCACAATGGAAAGAAAAGAACTATGAATATGGAATCATACCGTTATTTTTCAACGCATACGCACGAAGAGGAGTTAATGATGAACACATCAACAACGAGCGTAAAGCCTATCTGGCACTTGAGGGAACCAAAAAAGGAGAAATTGCTAAAGTGCAGTTTCACCAACATTATCCAATCACAATTGATGATATGTTCCTACGGAAAGCAAGAACTCTTGTGCCGATACATACGTGTAACCAACGACTAAATGAAATCTATGGTAAGGATATTCCAATAGAGTATGGGTATTTTGAGCCTATAATGGACCATTCACAGCCAACACCAGACTTAATTACGGAATATAGAATCATTGGAGCTAAGTGGATACCTACAAGGGGAAGGGAAGATGTATCTACCTCAGCTGTTGTAATTCATCATCCACCAGACAATGAAGTATGGAAGAATCGGTGGTATCAAGGAACTGACCCCATTAACTCTGAGACTGGACACTCCATGATGTGTAGTGCAATATGGGATAGTTTAACTAATTCTGTATCTTCCGTGGTGTTTCATAGGGATAAGAAGTTTAAATACACATATTTACAGGTATTATTACAGAGTTTATACTATGACCAACAGAAAAGAGGAGGGGTTAAGGAGCTTGTAGAGAATAACATTGGGGATATGCACGTAGATTTCCAAGAAATTCACGGATTTAAGACAAAGTTTACAGCTAATACACAGTTACCTGAATATTTTCACACGTATGGGGGTAAATGGTTTGGTATTTCTAACAAGGCGAACACAGCCCCTAGGATTATAGCCAAAACTGAGGAGATGATTGATGCGTATGCTAATAATATCGATGTTCCGTGGATATGGGAGCAGCTAAAGACGTTTGTAGAAAAGGATTTAAAGACTACTACCAACCATAGACAGACAAGATACCAGGCGGCAGACACTAGATATGACTATGATGATGCCATATTTGCTATCACATTTGCGTATATAAATGCACAGTCTCATGCAAAATATGAACCAGAGAATATCAAAGGCGAGTCATTAGATAAACACATTATTACCAGATATGTGCAATCTGCGGAAACTAACTTTAGAATGAAGCTTGCAAGGGTTGATGCAAAAACTGGAAGGATACTAAAAATTTTGAATTAAAATAAAACATATATTTGTAAAAAAAAAGATATGCCAAATTACGTTCAAAGATCCTATATTCCTAAGTATGGTAATAAGGATGATTTCATGCAAAACAATATTATCGAAGATATTCGATACTTAGTTGATCAATCAAACGCTGGTAGTGGTAATCAGCAAGTATTAGGCGCTTCTATATGGGCTAATGGTTTCAGAATCATTGGGTGTATTGGAGATGATATTACTCTTCCTGATAATGCTAATATAGAATTTACTGGTCCTTTAGCTATGTGTGTAGGAGCAACTTTAACAGTTCCAGCAGGAACAACTTTAACAATAGTATAAACTTTAAAAACAAAATAAAATGAGTACAATCAATGTAAATCAAGTATTACCTCAATCTGGTGATGTAGTAGAAGTAAATGGAGCTAATATTAAATTAAAGACAGCTTCAAATAGCTTAAAAATAAATTCAAACTCAGGAGACATATTAGCTAATCAAACTACTGTAGTTGGTAAAGATGCTGGAATTTTTGTTACAGGTGTAGCAAGTACTTTTGTTGGTTACAATGCTGGTAGAAATGTTACAACTGGTGGAACAAATACTTTTGTTGGTTCAGCATCAGGAGCAAACTGCACAACTGGTATTAGCAACACTTGTTTCGGAAATGGCTCTGGAGGTACTATAACTACTGGGAGTACAAATACATTTATTGGGTCTAATGTTGGTAATACGCACGCTACATTCACAGGTCAAAGCAACGTATGTATTGGAGATGGTAGTAACCCATCAGCAAGTAACGTAATTGGAGAGATTACATTAGGTAATGCTTTCTATAGCGTTCTTAGATGTGCTGTTACATCAATAACATCTCTCTCAGATGCTAGAGATAAAAAAGAAATTGAAGAACTTCCTGTAGGTCTTGACTTCGTAAAAGGATTAAAGCCTGTTAAGTTTATATGGGATGACAGAGACGAAGAAGGTAAACACAATGTTAAAGACTTTGGTTTTATTGCTCAAGATTTAAAAGCGTCTCAAGATGCTACTGAATTAGCCGATACATTAAAATTAGTTTATGAGTCTAATCCAGATAAACTAGAGGCTTCTTATGGAAAGTTAATTCCTATCTTGGTTAAAGCAATTCAAGAACTTACAGCTAAGGTTGAAGCTTTAGAGGCTAAATAATTAAAATAAACTTAATTGAGTTATTTGAACTAGGGTTTTATTAAATCCTAGTTTTTTATTTTCCCATACTATCCCATAACGATTATCAATTACTTTATCGTACTGATTCTCTATGGATTTAAAGTATTTCTTTTCCTTGTTGTTTAATTGCTTAAATGACATCTGCTGATATCGATGCATATCCTCAAACACTCCTTTGTTTGCGTTGTACCAGTATAGATGATATTCCGTAATGTAGTGATCGTAATCAAATGCTGCTGTTATAAATGACTTAGCGACAAAATGCTGAGTGCCATTCTCAATGACTTGCTTTAATTTATTGCTAGAGTATTTAGACGAGGTACTCATGCGGCTAATGCGGACCAGATTTTATTTATTTCATTGTCCATACTCGCTACTTTCATTGGCTTATAAGTATCATTTACCTCGTTCACCCAACAAATATATGAACTTCCAATCTTAATATTGGTATTCTCCTCAATAATTTTTTTGTAAAGACCTAATTGTAAGGAGTATGTATTAAATTCACACTCATCCAAATGACGTAGTTCATTAAGCATTCGCTTCTTATAATCATTATTTGTTGTTATAGCCTTGTTAGTCTTGTAATCCCATATCTGAAACTCTTGAGCCTTCACATTGTAAAATAATTGATCTATCATGCCACACAATCTGCGCACTTTATCGCCAATTACGAGTTCAGAACGTATAGGAATTAGTCTTCCCTTAGAGTCATTGTAGAAATTGTCTACAATTTTGAAACATCTGTGTAAAGTTTCTGACATTTCTGTGGAATCAACTTGATATTGCTTACAAGCAAACTTTAATTCAGCGTATTTATGGACATGACTTCCTTTATCACAGGCAGCAATCTTTTTTTCATCCCAATCTGCTATAACATCAAATACACTAAGGCCTCTTTTAACTGCATAAGCTGTAGCAATCTTCTGAGTATCAAATGGTTCTTTATATCTTCCAATAACACCAGTAACTGAAGTGCATAATTGACCATCATAGTGGTACAAATGAGCCTCTTCATTGAAAGATATGCCATTGAACTTTTCTAATTCTTGTAGTACTTCAACCATCACAATGTTTCTTCGTAAGATTCTTCAAGTAATTCCTCCAATGCATACTCTAGCATAGCATCCTCATCTGTGTAAGGCCTAAATCTATTAGAAATAAAATATTGATATGGAGATTCTGGTGACATATAGATTTCTTCTAGCTTATACCCAATACTCATTCGCTGTCTAGCTAGGTATTTAGCATCAATAACGGTATAGATTTCTCCTTTCTCAATCCATTCACCGAAATAATCAGCTGGTTTAGCTTTATCGTTTACGCACACAACCTTGAAGTGTTCCATATCATTTAATTTAAAAAACCCCCTCAGTGCGTTAGGATATGGAGAAGAGGGGGCTTAGTTTATTTAGTCGAATAAAGTTTTTTGTGGTTCCTAACACAAGACAAAGTTAAACACATTTTTTTAATTTGCAAGAAAAAAATTAAATAAAGAAAAAAAAGAAAAGAAAAAGAAAGAAAGAAAGAAAAGAACCAAAAGAAAGAAAGAAAAAGTAGTATATATTTCGATATATATATAAATATATATATCTCATATACACTACCAAAAAGAAAAGAAAAAAAAGAAACAAACCCAAACCCATAAATTTTCTATTAGAAATTTTATTATTTTTGTCCAAGATTCACAGTGAGGTGAAGTTATTTTTATTAACTACCACACAGAACTTAGTTCAGTGTATTAAAAAAATTTATTATGGTTACTTTTCAATTACCAACAATTAATGCGGATTCAGCATTATTGTTAAACACACCTGTATCTGCTACAGATGTTGTATTAGCTAACGGAGTATTAACTGTTAAAGACGAATCTGGTGCTGCTGCTCTTGTGCTTAAAGCTTCTGATTTATTAAACTTTGACTACAATGCTTATACTGCTGGTACTGCTAATAGCGTTACTGTAGATTTAAGTGGTGTTACAATTCTTAACAACGGAGTTTACCGATTAACTATTTCTGCTCCTTATGTTCAAAGTTTTTTTGGTGGTGGCGCAGAATCAAATGCTGTTTTCAGAACTAGAACTTACATAGTTTCTACAGATGGAACTGGAACTACTCAAGAATTGCTTGATGCTTTTTTAGCTCGAATCAATGCTGATGTTAATGCTTATTTTTCTGCTGTAGATATTGGAGGTAACACATTACAAATTACAGCTGATAATGCTGGATTTGGTCCATTAACAATTGTTGCTCCTGCTGGCGCTGTAGTTACTGATGTTATTGCATGGGTTTCTCCTGTAGGAACTGTTGATGAAGTTATTCAGTACATTCCAAATGCTGCATTAGTTACTGGAACTTACAATCGTTACATCATTACTTATAGAAAGTTTATTCGTAACAACATTGTAAACGGTCTTCAAATTGCTCGACCAGTTCAAGCTATTGTTTATTTAAATTCTGCTAATGGTGGTACTGCTGCAACTGTTACTAAATTGACTAATGTACTTAGCGGAGCTTATACTCCAGTAGCTGATTACCTAGGGTGTCCTGCTGTCTAATTAAAATTTGATTATCTTTGTAGGGTAGGTATAAAATTGCCTACCCTATTTTTTTATAATTTTATGGAGAAAAAAGAAGTAGAGATTACTATTTTTGGGTTAGAGGGAGATGGTGATTTAAGGATTGAATATCCAGAGTTAGCTGAAGTAGACGAGTTTAAGCCACTTCAACCAAAGCAATTAAGACTCTGTTGGTTATTAGGAAACAGAACTAGTCCTATATACAAACTGAGCAACAAGAGAGAAAGGCTACACAAAGCATTAGAGCTTGTTTACGGAAAAACATACGATCAGAGGAAAGATTTGATCGAGATGGTTGAAGGAAACGTGCCAGATGATATCGTAGCTGGAATCAAAAAGATGGAATCATTTAATCCAGAGTACAGGCTTAGAGCAAAGTTGATGAGCCAGTATATGTTTGAGGTTTTAAATGATATGATTGTTTTAGATTCTCAGACTCTTGCTACGATGGATATTGATGAGAAAAAGAAATATACAGATTTGGTAGTAAAGGTTTATTCTGAGCTACCAGACATGGTAAAGACACTAGAGTCTTCTTACGGAGTTAAAACTCTTGAGAGAAAAACTAAGAAGAAGGTTCTTGTAGGAATTAATGACATACTAAGGTGATATGAGTTATATGTTTAGCACGGGTCGAATAAGACCCAATAAGTTAACTTCAAAGAAGGACAAGCACTACCATAGAGAATATGCTAAGTTCTGTTTATCCTCTATGAGTAACTATATCTACAGAAGATTTATAAACAGATGTTTAATTAACTGGTCATTCTACAAAGGCCAGGATGGTCAGTGGATATTTGATGAGGATATTGAAGCTTTCTTCCTGGATGAGTCTGGAGATGTTCGTAACCGATTGAAATGGACTAAGAACGTAATCAAGCCAATGGTTCAGCAGTATGTTGGAAATGCTATTCGTTTATCCTACGATGCTAAAGCTAAATGTATTTCTGATTTCGTAATTAACAAAAGAGAAGAAGAGTTAGCAAAACTTAAGGCTCTTCAGAAAGTTGGAGAGGCTATGCCTTTCTTCAAAGATATTATCAAGCAATTTGCTCCAATCGAAGATACTGAATTAGAAACTGAAGAATTATTCTACAACACATTTGTTGAGAATTATGAAACAGATGTAAATAATCTAATTGAATTTATTTCCAACGAGATAAATATAGATGAGCTTAAGGTTCAAATTACTAGAAACTTAGCTATCTGTGGATTAGGAATATACAAAGGATATGAGGCTGGAGACAACTATGTTGCTGAATCAGTGAACCCATTATTCTTTGGGTGGGATATGTCTGCTAAGAAACCAGACTTATCTGATGCTGAGTTTATGCACGATTGGTACTACATGGACTCTCCAAGCATATTTGAGAAGTATCCTAAAATAAGCCAAGAGGAAAGAGAACTTATTGAAAATTACTCTAACTCTAATACTCAGAACTCAATGCACAAAATTGTAAATGGTATCTACACCATTCCTGGTGGCAAGGTTCCTGTTTATGAGGTGTATTGGAAGGATGTTGAGAAAAGAGAATATGGATGGGTAATGGATGAGTATGGATATCCATACTATACAATGATTAATGACCCAGATTCTCAATATACAGACAAAGATTTGATTGAGCCAGTAACGGAGAAGCATAAAGAAGAGATGGGCGATAAGAAAAAGCAAACCATCTATGTTGATATAATCCGTTATTGTATTATCATTCCACAAGAAGAAATTGGACATGGTGGTGGAGATATTATTCTAGAGTATGGAATCTTACCATACCAAGAGAAGAATCTTTATGACCCAGCAAATGTTAAGTTCCCGTATAAGTGTTACACATACATCTATGATAGAGGAGAAGTATTAACTCCACTAGATGATGTAATTGATCCACAGCGTTTCTTAAACAGAACACTTTCTGTTGTTGAATCGCAGATGGCGAATATGCGTGGAACAGGAACTGTAATTTCTAAGTCAGCTGTTGATGACAGAGATGGTGAAGCAGATATCACAAGAAACATAAATGCATCTAAACCAATCTTTGTTGATACAGACAGAGTAGGTTCAGTTCAGAATGCTATTGGAACTTATGGAACTAACATAGGTAGTGGAACGCTACAATTATTCCAGGTTATTCAATCTGTTCAACAATCTATTCAAGATGTTACAGGAGTAAACGAAGCGATGACAGGAACTCAAGGTGGAAGTGATGTATTAGTTGGTGTAATTGAAGCA